AATAAGAGTATCTACAGCAATTCACTAGTACTGCATCCATTCTTCATGGCGATGCATTGCCTACTCGCACTTATTCCCCATACATTTAGCATTTATGTATGTTTAAGTCTAATTGTTGGTATACATCGCATAAGGAGCACTGCAGTCTCTTTCTCTTCTGCCTTAGGTATACCAGCCAAGTTTATTCATCATCATTCCTTAAAAGACTTTTAGTAATAGTCCATATTATCCATCTTTCATGACCATTTAAGTCACGATTAGCTCTCTTCATCAAATCAAAGAACTCTACTTCACCTATTATATCATCTTTAGAAATATATTCTCCATTCTCCATTAATTCATATTTATCAGGCATCAGCTCTATCCTCCTTCTTTATTAATGATATTTCGTGAATAGGACCATTCTCTGTATATTCTACATTTACTTTATAGTCTTTATTAAGTACAGCTACACCTGTTCCTTCACATAATCCACAAAGTCTTACATCTATATCTGCTTGTCCTTGTTCATAATCATCTACAAATCCAGCTTCTCCATCACAGGCAGGACAGGTATTATCTCCCTGCTGTGTTGTCTTATTATAATATAGTTGTTTCTTCTTAGCCATCTGACTCCTCCTTATTTAATTAAATGTTATTAGAGAGGCTACACGATACTCGTCAGTATCACCTTTATTCAACTACCACATTTGCCTCATCTCTCAATTATATAAATGTACACCATAGTCAGTCTAAGAAGGAATCAACTATGGTATTGCCTTATCAGGCATTAAAGACTGCTTACCTTTTCGGACTCGAAGAATCCTACAGTAAGTTCATCCTGTTTATAGTGTTGTGGCATATCGTGAGTAGCATCCCTCTGGCCTAGGACCTTGATTCGTTAGCTTCGTGAGTAATTTGTCCAACTATAAACTATTTAGTGTAACGCTAGTCACACTTAATTATTTTCTTCATAACAATGATTACATAACCAGTAGTATCCACCTATAATATAAACATCTTTAGCATCTTCAAAGTCTGTATCTATTGTCTTTTCACATTCTTCACATCTTACAATACTCATAACCCTACACCTCTTCTACTAAATAATGCTTCATTAGCTTCTTTAGGATGTTTAGCCATAATATGTTTTAAAAAGTTATTATCAGACTCATTTATGAATTTATTCTCACCTTTGCAGAAAGGACAAGCCTCTCCATTACCTATTGCTATCATCATTATCTCCTCTATTAAGATTATCTTCTTGAATAGACATTGCCTCAGTAGTCAGGTCTATCATTAATTTATCATTCTCATCATTAGCTTTATTCCATAAACCAAGTAAGGATGTTTCTCCATTCCTACTTATTCTTGGTAGTTTTAATAGTTTATTTAATGTCCATATTTTAGTTAACATCCTATTCTCCTTGCTTTTCAGCTATTTATTTAGTTTAAGTAAGGGGAGGAGAAATGATTCTAACCTCCCCTTATTGCTATGCCATTGCATTTAGTTAATTGAGGAATCGCTGACTATCTTATCACTCTTCAGTTCTATATTTTTACATACTAATAATACAGCTTCCATATAGTTATTGTTTGTGATGTCTAATAGTGCTTCAATTTGAGCGTCTATTTCATTTGGCATTAGTTCTCCTTTTTCAGTTTAATTTTATGGGAGTGCTAACTGGGCTAATAAAGGTAGGACAGTAAGATATCCTATAGGCCCCCTAGCTCTCACGATACTAGGACACTCCCAATTATTAATTTAAATGTTTGTGGGATTAGAAATATTACCACAATTTAACCAAAAGAAACCATATAAAGGAGTGATGCTTTAGACTTATTGATATTGCTGTGAATTTCACTTTATTATGGTTATAAATATTAGATTTATGACTTTAGAGACTTAAAGGCATCTTTAATTGCTTCTTTATCTCTACCATCAACAATAGTAGCTCCTGTTTCTTTAACCTTTTCCATAAAACTACTCTTTATACCAGTACATTTACTACAATTACATCTAATAGCATGTATATTTCTTTTAACAAAGCTATGGTCATCTGATGCAATTAGAATACCATCTTTAATAGTACTCTTTCCTGATACTGCTGGATGAAGAGTTATATTTTCCTTTAAAACAGGACATTCTACAACTATATAACCTTTATCACTATCATCTATTATTCTATAATCCATCTTTAACTCCTTTTGGTTGTTTTAGAAGTCTTTATAAAAATCTGAGTTCTTTCAATTATATTAATGGCTGTGTTATTCTCAAGTGACACACTTACGACATACTCTTATTATATGTATGTACCATTAAATTATTCTTCCCACTCTTCTTTATTTGGACCAAAATCAGACCAGTCTATATTAAATAAGTTAGGGTCTTCAGCATCAGCAGCCTTCTGCATTGATGTCCTGTATTCTTTATCATAGATAGTTTTTTTCTTACTTTTATCCTTCCACATTTCAGGTAGACATAATTGACAAGGCTTAATGTCTAATCTTTCGCTGTTATCACTATCTACAATAACATTATCTCCACCACATTCATGACAATCAGGATTTATTGATGTTTCTTTCTGCATTTTATCTCCTTAATTAAACTGTGGATAATCATACCAATCAATGCTTTAACCTTACCAACTATTGTTGTAGGTACATAAATACTATTACTTATACTATAAGCTAGTTTGTTTCTTGCCATTCTATCTGGAGGTGTTGGAACATATTGACCATTAACTATCATTATTCATCCCTCCTATCTAATATAGTATCATTCTCATTCCTATTAATTCTTCTATGTCTTTCTTTATAATGAGTTCTATCATCTTCAGGAAAGAACAATGCTTCTATTATTATACCAAGTAATGGTAATCCTAATATCAGTAGTATTATATATAAGTCTTCATTCATTATTCTTCCTCCTTAAATAGTTGTGATGCTTTGTATAAAGCGATAAATAGTAATATAACTATTGGTATTAGTAAAAATATAGTGTCTATTTGATTTAAGTACATGGTATTACTCCTTTGTTAAGTTAATCTAATTGTTTGAGTGCTGTTTATTTATATAATTGTGTGTGTTTATACTCTCATTTGGATGTAAAAGGAAGAGTGAGCATAGACACCCTAGATAGAGTGCCTATGCTGAAGAGATAAGGCTATACGGAAGCTTGAATAGAAGCGTTGAGGTAAGATTGGTCATCGGAAGATAACCCATCATACTGTTCTTGGTTGATGAGTTCAAAAGAGTCCCCATCATACGTGAAGTATGCTTCTTTTCCGAAGTGGTCTTTCCATTCTAGTGCCTCTTGTTTTGACAGAGGCTTTCCTTTGTCATTTTGAAGCCACTTGGTAATACGAGGGATGTCTTTGTCCTTTTTCTCCTCGTCACTAAATGTAACAGAGATAGAACTCTTTTGAACAACACCCTTGATGTCGGCTATACAATTGAAGGATGGTTTGTTTGTAAACATATAACAAGAACCGCCATCCCATATTTTGTGTTGAAAATAACATTTGATAATTGAAACCATTTGTTTTTTCTCCCTAATTTGAATTGAAAGATAACCTAATTCTGCATGTAGAAAAAGATTTCACAACGGTACCTTTACAATTACTAGGCAAGCACTAAAATGCTATAATTTTTGAAAGTTAACCTTTTTTTCTTGGATTAGTAATTAAGCTACAGTAACTTATTTACGGAACATGTTAATTAATATAGAATATATCACCCTTCAAGTACACGTGCGAATCGTTCTGCTTCGAGGGTCAGACGTTGGGTTGCTCTCCAAATAGGATAAAGAGTTTGTCCCCAATAGTTCCACAAATTGTTTTAATATAAACTTAGGTATGGGTCCTAGAGTACTGGCCTAAACGAAAATTAAAATTAAAGTTTTTTTATACAGGGGGAGGATTATATCTAAATGTGTATATTCACAAATTTTTTTATGAAATTTGTTCACAATTGATTATATTAAATATGAGTAAAAAAGAAAATAAAGATTGTTTAATATATAGACTTGAAATAAAGTATAATGAAAAAACAGGAATTATAGAGTATATAACAGAAACAATAGTAGACTCTCAAGATAGAGGTCCAATAGATACTAATTTCGACTATATTGAAGAACACTTTGATGAAGAAGATTTAAAACTTTTAGAGAGGTTATATATTGTTGGAGAATCCTAATGAGAACTTATAGAGTTAATAAGTTTAAACATACTGTATATGACAGTAAAGAAGAATTACCCCCTAACATAACAATCATACCTAACTGGCGTAAGGCTAAAATAGGTGATTGGGTATTAACAGATGATAAATGTATTATTCAAATACTTAGAAGAGGTAGTATGCTTAGAAAGAATGGAGAACAATATTATGTGGGTACATGTACAGGTACATTCCCTGTATCTGATAAAATCCAAATGTATACTGATAGAAAAGTAAATATATATTCATTTAGTGGAAATGCTACACCTGATGATGTAGTAATAAATAGAAAGAATATGACAGCAAATGAAGAACTGTTTGTTCAATATATTTCAAAAGGACTATCACCTGAAGATGCGTATGTAAAAGCCTTTCCTACTAATAATAAAAGATATGCTAGAATGAAAGCTGTTAATTTAATTAAAACTGAGAGGATAAAAACTGCTGTGAAAGAAGAACTAAAACCAATATTAGATGAACTTGATATTGATGAAAAATTTATATTAGAGAATATTAAGATAGTTGCACAAACTAGTGAAAAAGATGATACTAGATTAAAAGCATTATTTAAATTATCTGATATTATGGACTTAGAAGATAAGAATGCTGCTAAAGTACAACAGTTTACAGGCATTGCATTTCAAGGTTTAACTGATAAGATGATTGAAGAAGCAGAAAGACCTAAAGAAATTGAATCAGAATAATTGTTGGGATTGTACTAGGAGAAATAAAGGTGGTATTAATGCATTTGGTGTGTGTACTTATTTTGAAGAGCCAAAAGAAATACCAGCTAATATAGTAGATATAGGATGTAAGTTTTGGAGAGACGAGCAAATAGAACAAACAGAACTATTTTAAGGAGATAGATATGCCGAAAGTTGGTGGTAAGAAATTCAGTTATAGTAAAAAAGGTAAGGCGGCTGCTAAAGCTTATGCTAAAAGAACTGGTAAGCCTATGACAAAAGGAAAAAAGAAAACTAAATCTAAAATGAAAAAAGCTAAACGTTCAATGTATTAATGGCTAACGTTAACTTTCATAATGTTTCAAAACAGGAAGAAGCACTACTTTTAGCAAGTAAGGATTTAATTGCTTTTGGTAAACTATTCTTACCAGATGACTTTATGCGCTCTGAGACACCTCCCTTTCATTATCAGATTGCAGATGCAATAACAGATAAGGAAAAGAGACAAGTTGCTATTATACTTCCTAGAGGTCATGGAAAGACTGTACTTACTAAATGCGATATAATGCAGGCTTTTTGTTTTACTAAAGAACCATTGTTTTATGGCTGGGTATCTGCTACTGCTAAACTTGCGACAGGTAATATGGATTATATAAAATATCACTTGGAATTTAATGAAAGAATTTTGTATTATTTCGGTAGTCTTAAAGGCGCAAAATGGACAGAAACAGATGTTGAAACTACAAATGGCTGTAAGCTGATATCCAAGTCTAATATTTCAGGAATAAGAGGCGGTGCCAAATTGCATAAGAGGTATGATTTAATTATATTAGATGATTTCGAGGACGAAAATAACACCATTACCCCAGAAGCAAGAGCAAAGAACAGCAATCTTATTACTGCTGTGGTTTTCCCAGCTCTTGAGCCTGGTACTGGCAGGCTTCGTATTAATGGGACACCTGTTCATTATGACAGTTTCATTAATAACCTCATCGTTAACTATGAAAAATCTGTCAAACAAGATAAGGACTTTTCTTGGGATGTAGTTCTTGAAAAGGCAATAATGCCAGATGGAACTATGTTGTGGGATAGTTGGTTTGGTAAAAAGGAAATGTCAAGAAAGAAGAAGTTTTATGCTGATTCTGGACAACCTTATAAGTTTTATCAAGAATATATGATGGAAGTTCAAAGTGCAGATGATTCAATATTTACAAGAAATCATATAAAACATTGGGATGGAATGTATTCCTATGATGAAGAGACTGATTTGTCTTTTGTTAATATAGATGGAGAATTAAAACCTATTAATGTTTTTGCTGGTGTCGACCCAGCAACAGATAGTCAAAGAAGAGATGCTGATTATAGTGTATTAATTGTAATTGGGGTGGATGCAGATAATACTATATATATAATAGACTATCTAAGGAAAAGAGGTATACCAGTTTTAGGGATACCTGGAGAAAAAAACAAAGGGATAGTTGACTATATGTTTGATTATTCCTCTATATACCATCCCAGCTTATTTGTTGTAGAGGATACAACAATGTCTAAACCTGTATTTCAGGCACTTAGAGCAGAAACAAGAAGGAGAAATGATTTTAGTGTTAGATATAAAGAAGAGAAACCTGGAACTAGAATGAGTAAAAGAGATAGAATACAGGAAATATTAGCACAAAGATTTGCAATAGGTCAGATACATTTAAAGAAAGAACATTATGACTTAGAGCACGAGATAATAACCTTTGGTCCTAGAATGGGACATGATGATACAATAGATGCATTAGCTTATGCATGTAAATATGCTAACCCTCCTATTGGTATCAAAGAAGAAAAGAAGGGTGATTTTTATAAAAAAAGACCTGAAGTTAAATCTTGGGTTATAGCTTAAAGGAGTAAATTATGGCTTTTGTACAAGAAAATGTAGTTCGAAGAGATGGAAAATATGTTTCAATAAATCCTAAATCAAAAAATATTACATCATTGAATAAGGAAGAAGTTAAAACCTATCTATTAAATAAGGAAACATTAAGTCCAGAAGAACTAGATACTATCGTAAAAGATTTTATTCCACGTGATTGGTCGACTCAAATGGGAGAAGGCTATAGTTGGTATGATAGACCTGGGTATGAGGAACGTACTGGGGATACTGAGAAATGGCGTGAAGTAAAAAAAAGAATTGGAGAAGCAGAAACAGTCGAAGAGCTGTCTAATCAAGATATTGAAAACATTATAAACTTCGAGACAGCTGTACACCGTAAAAAATATAGTGACCCATTAATTGATAAAGCATTCCTCCAAATAGCAAATGAAAGAGGAGCTCAATCAACAGAATTTGATTCTTGGGCAGGTAATTGGGATGAAGAAGAACGTACTACAGGTATTTCAGGAAAATTTAGGTTTAAAAGGAGAGAATCAATTTTGCCTCCAGAGCCAATAACACAATATCCTGAATCAATAGACCCTAATCAATTATATCCAGGTGAATATCCTGAAACACTTGCTACACCTGAAGATTTATATCCTGTATCAGAAGAAATAATAGGTGAAAATGTAATACCAGGAGGTTTTGGAAAGTTTGCTGCTGACCAATCTTTAAAGACTCAACAAATTTTAGGAAGGTATAATTCAGAAACTAAAATACCAGTATTAGATATGCCTGAATTAAGTGCTAGATTAGATAAACTTGACAGTCCATTTAGAAATATTAAACCTGAATTTTTAGAAACTCTTCAAACTGTAGCTAATAGTAATAAAAATTTTACTGGATTTAATGGAGCAAATGATGTTATTGATGCTGTAAGTGATATGATAAATAATGATAAACCATTAGCTAGTTCTAACTTTACAGATACATTGCAAATAGTTGATAGTATGGTTGTAGATAATTTAAAAAATATGGGTAATGTACTAGATGTTATTGGAGAAAGAAAAGCAGTTAATGAAATTGTTAGACCTATAACAAATCAAATGAAAAAGTTTGCTGGAAATATAGGTAATGTTATAGGAAATGTTCCAGAAAATATTGCTTCTTTTGTAGCAAGACAAGACCCTGTTACAAATGAAATACCTGGAGGAATAATAGGGTCAGGAACTGGAGAAGGATTTGAAGAAACATTTCAAAAAACATATGGTGATATGCCAGAATTACAAGAAGAAGAAGAATAGGAGAAATAATTGGCTAAAAGAAAAGATAAGGTAGCTGAAAGAGTAAAAGAGATATACGAATATTCCAAAACAGATAATAGAGTTCAATGGGAATATATTAATCAGAAAGGTTTTGATTTTTCAAATGACAATCAATTAAGTCATGAAGAAAAGGTATCCTTAGAAGAACAGGGTATGCCTACCTTTACAATTAATAGAATTACTCCTGTAGTAGAAATGTTGAATTTCTATGCAACAGCTAATAAACCAAGATGGCAAGCAGTTGGGATTGAAGGTTCTGATTCAGATGTTGCATCTGTATTTTCAGATATAGCAGATTATATATGGAGTGGCTCTAGTGGAGATACTCTTCTTTCAAATGCTGTCAATGATGCTGTAACTAAGTCATTAGGATTTTTACTTGTAACTGTTGACCCTGATGCTGATAGAGGTATGGGAGAAATTACTATACAACAACCAGACCCATTTGATATTTATATTGATAATAAATCAAGAGATATTTTATTTAGAGATGCTGCCTACATACTCATCCGCAAGATACTTCCCAAAGGACACCTAGTCCAATTGTTCCCAGATAGCAAACGTAAAATCATGGCAGCATCTTCTAATCAAGAAGCATACGATAATTATTCAGAAAAAACTATAGATAATGAACAATCAGATTTTAGTTATAAAGATATGGATAGTAATAATTCTGTTTATAGTCAAAAAGAAAATGAACTTGTAGAATTCTATGAATTATATGAAAAAGAAAAAGTAGCATATATGAATATATTTTTCAGAATTCCACCTGACCAAGAAAAAATACAAGAGATAAAACAAATGGCAGCTGAACAAGTTGAAAAGATGCGAATGGAAATGGAAGTTAGTTTGAAAGAAAAAGCATTACAGATGGAAAAAGCTGTAGAAGCTGGAGAAATGTTACCTGAAAGAATGCAATTAGAGTTACAGAAAGAACAAGAAATGATAAAAAATCAATTACAATCTTTTGCAGTAGAAATAGAAC